TCCGGCCGTCGCTGGCAGGGCTCACCGTGCGGCCGATCATCCAGCACCTGGTGGACACCTACGCCGGTGAGCGGCTCTACGTGCCAACGCCGCGGCGCCAGTACCCGGTGGAAGAGATCCGCCGTGTGTTGGAGTCGACCGGGGACCGTGATGCGGTGTGCAAGCGCTACGGGATCAGCAGCCGGACGCTGTACCGCATCCTTAGCGAGCCTGTGCCAGCTTCTGGCTAAGATTGGCAGAACCCAGCGCAGCAAGCCCGACGCAACAAGGCCTGCGCTGACATAGTTTGGTAGGTCGTGGCGTGATTTTTGCGGATTCTGTGCACCATGAGCACAGCATCCGACCGCCTAGCAGCCTACCTAGCCGCCGAAGTTTCGGTGCTGAAGGGTCAGTCCTTTTCGATGGCTGGCCGTGCGCTCACGTTGGCCAATTTGGCTGAGATCCGCAAGGGCATCGCCGAGCTGCGCCGAGAAGTGCAGCAAGAGACCATGACCACCGCCGGCCGCGATAGCCGCTATGCGGTGGCAGACTTTTCGCGGGGTGTCAGCTGAACCCCGTGCGCGCCATCGTGCGTGGCATCGATAACGCCATCCTGGCCATCGCCCCGCAGTGGGGTGCCAACCGCGCCAAGGCCCGGCTGCACGCCATGGCCTACAGCCGCGCGTACGAAGCCGCCGAGCCGTCCCGCCTGCGGCGCAGTGCGCGTGACTTTGGCTCCGGCAACGCCGCGGTGATGAACTCGGCGACAGGCCTGCGCACGCAAGCGCGGCACTTGGAACGCAATCACGACCTGGTGCGCGGCGCCATCAACGCGCTGGTGCAGAACACCATCGGCCCGGCCGGCATCGGCGTCGAGCCGCAGCCGCGCAACGCGGCGGGCGACATCGACGAAGGCTTGGTCGATCAGATCAACCGCCTCCACCGCGACTGGTGCAAGCGGCCCGAGGTGACCTGGTCGCACGACTGGGCCAGTGCGCAGCGCATCCTCGGCCGGTCCTGGTATCGCGACGGTGAAGCGCTGGTGCAGGAGCTGGCCGGCGCGGTGCCGTTCCTCGACCACGGCACGCAGGTGCCGTACTCGCTGGAACTGCTCGAAGCCGATCTGTTGCCGATCGACTTCGACGACGACGCCCGCAACATCATGCAGGGCATCGAGTGCAACACCTGGGGGCGCGCAATTGCCTACCACGTGTACAAGCGCCACCCGGGCGACCCGAATGTCTACGCTGATTCCACCAAGCGGGTTTCGGCCGATCGCATCCGCCACCTAAAAATGATCGACCGCATTGGCCAGCGCCGCGGCGTCAGCCTTCTGGCGTCCGTTCTGACGCGCCTGGACGATCTGAAAGACTACGAGGAAAGCGAGCGCATCGCCGCCAAGATCGCGGCCAGCATGGCGGCGGTCATCATCAAGGGCGACCCGGCCGGCTACGGTGAAAACGGGCCGCCCACCACCGGGCCCCGGCGTATGCAAATGCAGCCCGGCATGATCTTCGACGATCTGCGCCCCGGCGAATCAGTGTCAACCATCGACACCTCCCGCCCGAATCCTAACCTTGAGACCTACCGCAACGGCCAGCTGCGCGCCGTCGCCGCCGGCATGGCGGTGTCGTTTTCCACGCTGGCCAAGAATTACAACGGCAGCTACAGCTCGCAGCGCCAGGAGCTAGTCGAGCAGTACGGCGCCTATGGCGTGCTGAGCTACGAGTTCATCAACCAGATTGCGCGGCCGACCTACGAGCGATTCATCGCCACGGCGTTGGCGTCGGGCGAACTGGTGGTTCCGCGCGGTACGCCCATTCCTACCCTATCCGACGCGCTCTATCTGGCGCCGACCATGCCGTGGATCGATCCCAAGCGGGAAGCCGATTCGATGCAGGTGCTCGAGGACAACTGCTACATGAGCGGCCCGGAAATCATCCGCCGCCGCGGCGCCAACCCGCGCGACGTGCTCGACCAGCAGTCGGCGTGGTTGCAACGCAAGAAGGATTGGCAAATTCCAGCGCGCCAAGGATCGGCCGCCGACAACGTGGCGCCAACAGCCGCAACTGAGGATACGCAATGAAGAAAAACACGTTAGCCGCGGCGATGGCGTTCGCTATGGCTGGAGTCGCCGGCGCTCCCGTAGCCGCAGAAGCGCCCCGATCATCGGTGCTTCGGGTGAAAGCCCTTGCTGCCGGCGAAGCGGAGCTGATGATCTACGGCCCGATCGGTAACGACTTCTGGTCCGAATCGGTCACCGCGCAGTCGGTGGTATCACAGCTGGCCGGTATCAACGCCGCCACCATTCACGTGCGCATCAACAGCGACGGTGGCAGCGTTCCAGACGGTCTTGCCATCTACAACGCGCTGAAGCGTCACTCGGCGCGCAAGGTCGTCACCATCGACGGCCTGGCCGCGTCGATCGCCTCGCTGATCGCCATGGCCGGCGATGAAGTGGTGATGCCGGCCAACACCCTGATGATGATCCACGCGCCGTGGACGTACACCGCGGGCAACTCTGCGCAGCTGCGCGAGGCCGCCGGCGTGCTCGACACCTACGCCGACGCGATGTCGACCAGCTACGCCAGCAAGACCGGCAAGTCGACCGACGAGATCAAGGCGCTGTTTGCCGATGGCGCTGACCACTACTACACCGCCGCGCAGGCCGTGCAGATGGGCTTTGCCAACCGCATCGCCGAAGATGCGGCCGAGAACATCGACGAAAACACCAGCGCCGCCGCCGCGCTGCTCAGCTACATCAACGCCATCTCCAAAGCGCCGGCCGCCATCTGCGCCGCGCTGCGCCGGAAAGTTCAAGCCGCGGCCTCGCCGCGGATCTTCGCCGCCATTCCCGCGGCAATCCAACGATCCGTTGTGGATCAAATCGAGGACGCAAGCATGAAACAGCACCTCCTGCAGATCATGGCCGCCGCTGCTGGTGGTCCTGCTGTGCAACCCGTTGCACCAGTCGCTGCCGCTCCTGCGGCTCCCACTGCTCCGGCCGCTGACCCGGTCCAGGCCGCCATCGCAGCCATGGCCGAGCGTAACACCCGCGTGCGCGGCATCTTCGCCGGGTTCCGTGATCTCAGTGGCATGGCCGAGCTGGAATCCGCCTGCCTGGCCGATCCCACTCTGGCGATCGATCAAGTGCAGGGGAAGGTGTTGGCCAAGCTTGGCGCCGGCGCATCGCCGCTCACGCCGACCGGTGGCCCCCGTTTTGAGGCAGGCATCGACGAGCGCGACAAGATGCTGGAAGGCATGAGCAACGCCGTGCTGGCTCGCCATGGTCTGGCCAAGGCGGAAGCTGGCAACCAGTACAACGGCATCAAGCTGCAGCAAGCGGTGCGCGCATGTCTGGCGCGTGCAGGCCAGACCGGTCTGGATCGCCTCAGCGGCACCCAGCTGGCCGACCGCGTCTTCGCGCTGCACGGTTCGTCCGACTTCCCGCTGCTCGTCGCCAACACCGCGAACAAGGCACTGCGCGCCGCCTACGACATGGCCCCGCAGACCTGGCGCACCTGGTGCGCGGTCGGTGAAGTGTCCGACTTCAAGGCCAACAGCCGAATCCAGACCGGCACGTTCAACTCGCTGGCTGAGATCAAGCCGGGCGGCGAGTACAGCTACGGGTCCGTGGGTGAGGAAGCCGAATCGATCACCGCGATCACCAAGGGTAAGGGCCTGTCGCTGACCCGCCAGCTCATCGTGAATGACGACCTAGGCGCGTTTATGTCAGCGGCGCGCCTGATGGGCTTCGCGGCTCAGCGCACCGTGAACGAAGACGCCTATGCGCGTCTATTCGCATCCACGGTGATGTCGGACGGCGGCGCACTGTTCAACGCGACGGCAGTGACCGCCGCGGGTGGCCACGCCAACTACACCAGCTCCGGCACGGCCATCAGCGCCGCGTCGCTGGCCGTCGGCCGTGCCGCGATGGCGCTGCAGAAAGACAAGAACCTGCGCACGCCGCTGAACCTGCGCCCGCGCTTCATCCTGGTACCGGAAGGCAAGTTGCAGGTCGCATACGACGTGCTCAAGCCCTTCGTCGCGGCCAGCGGTGGCAGCAACTTCGTCATCGACCTGGGCCTGTCGCTGGTGTCCGACGCCAACCTCGACGGCAACAGCTCGACCGCCTGGTACCTGCTCGCAGACCAGAACGTCGCGCCGGTCATCGAGGTGGACTTCCTGGATGGCGTGCAGAACCCGTACGTCGCCGAAACCATCGACTGGGAAACCGACGCCATGAAGCTGAAGGTGCGTCTGGACTACGGCGTCCAGGCCATCGACTGGCGCGCGGGCTACAAGAACGCCGGCGCGTAAGCGAACCCACAACACGGGCTGTCGCAAGAGCGACAGCCCTAGTCAAGCATCAGGAGTGTAGGTCATGACCACCAAGTATGAATCGGACGGCAAGGTGATCCAGTACACCAACGCCGGCAGCGCCATCGCCTCGGGCGACGTCGTTGTGATGGGCAACACCATCGGCATCGCGCTGGAAGACATCGCCGCCACTACCGGCGTCGGTTCCGTCGCCATCGAGGGCGTGTTTAACAACGTGCCCAAAGTCACCGCCGCCGTCTTCGTGAAGGGCGAAAAGCTGATATGGGACGTTAGCGCAGGCAAGTTCGACGATGCCGCCGCCTCGCCGGCCACTGGCGATGTCACCGGCGGCGCCATCGCATGGATTGCGGGCGCCAACCTCGAAACCACCTGCACCATCAAGCTGACGCCCGGCAACAACACTGTGACGTAACCCTAACGGGATGGGGCCGCGTCTATGACGCTGACAGCCGGGAAAGACCGGCGCCTCACACCACGAGTACTTCCAATGAAAACCCGCAACCCGCTGATTCTGTTTGTGTTAATCGCCGGCCTAGCGCTGCTGCAGGCCTGCGCTGCGGTCGGCATCCAAACCAACGCGCAGCGCATCGCCACCGCGTGCGCCGGGGCATCGGCGAGCATTGACTTGCTGACCGTGGCCAACGGCATGGGCAAGCTAAGCGAAGCGCAGCAAGTCGCCATCTTGAACGCCATCGGCGTGGTTGCGCCGATTTGCGCGGCCGATACGCCGCCGACGCTGGACGACGTCAAGCAGCAAGCCTTCGTTGCGGCCATCGCCGGCCTGCAACTCGCCGCA